TTACTTTTTCTTCACAACCGCCTTGACGATTTTTTCGATCATGCCGGGCGCGTCCTGGCCGCTTGCGGCAGAGACCTTCTCGCGGGTGCGGCCGGAGACATAGACGCCTAGCACGCCGAATCGGAACCCCCAATAGGCCACCAGCAGCGTGGTGGCGCCGACCAGCGCGTTGATGGTGGCGATATCGCCGGTCCAGAATTCGTGCACCAGCACGATCCACAGCGCGGCGCATTCGAGCGTCAGTTCGAACGCATAGGCCGGCCGCCACCAGCGCTGCACCGGATCGCTGGAGGCGATCTCGGCGCGGATGGTCTGTTGCGTCTCCGAGATCGCGGTGCGCTGCGTCTCGGCCTCGGCGCGGATCATTTCCGCCCATTGCGTTTCCGCCTCCGCAAGTTTTGCCGGATCGGCCGCCGGCAGCGCGGCCTGCACCGCCGCCGGCGTGACACTCACTGATCCGACTGCCTTGGCCAAAATTTCGCCGGCCACGCCGCCGAGCGGACCGCCAAGCGCGGTGCCGAGCATCGGCGCGCCGAGCGAGACCACCTGTTTTGCAAGATCGCCCCAGTCCATCACACGCCTCCCCTGATGAGTTCAAACATGATCACTTCCTCCTGAAAGCCGCGACGATCGCAGCGATGAATTGCGCGAGTAGAGACTGCGGTTTCGCGGCAGACGGCGGCGGCGCAACCGGCGCGGGTGTTCGCGCGCTCGCCGGCGCCGGCGCCGAGCCGAACACGAGCGGCGCCGAGCCGAGCGCCGCCTTCCATTTGGCGAGCCAGGCCTGGCGTTGCGCGAGGCCGACGGTGCCACCGTTCAGCCGCCGCGTGACGTTCACGAGGTCATCGGCCTTGGCGAACGGCAGGCAGCCGCACAGGATAAAATCGGCGACGCCGCATTCGAGAAACCGCTGCGGATCGTTGACCAGGTCGGGATGGTTGAGGAGATCGAGGCCGGTTGCCTTCGCCAGCCGCGCATAGCCTTCGCGCCCGGTGGTCTGCGAAGCGCCACGGCCGCGAAAATTCCAACCATCGTCGGAGCCTAACGCGTTGCCCATGCGGCCGTTGTAGACCTTGTTGGCAAGCGCGCGCGGATTGCCGGCGTACGGTTGCGCGCTCGCCATGGTCGGAAAGCGCGACGGCCACACCTGCATCATGCGGCCCGCGGTGTAGTTCAGGTTTTCCACGACGTCGTGACCGGCGCCGCATTCGTGGCTGATCTGGGCCATCACATGGGCGGCGAGCAGAGGCGTCGTGATGCCGTGGCGTTGGAACACGGATTCGGCGCTCTCGATAATGCCGGCCCGCAGGCCAGGCGTCTTCTGATCGCCGTTCGGCCACAGGCGCATGAGGGCGTCGCCAAAAGAGACTGCGTTTGTCGGCATGGCATTGTTCCCAAGAAAAACCGCCCGAAGGCGGTGAAAAAAATTGAAGTCATGCCCGTTCGCGGGATGATCGCGGGGTTGCTTCCGCGCCCGATGCACGGACCGATTTCGACCCTCACCGCCGTTGCGGAAACGCCACTGGCATCCCACTCGATCGGTGTGGGCCGGATGGTTCGCCTGCATGATCATCTTTGCGGAGGGATATACGTCGACAGCGATCGTAATGCCGACCACCTCGCGCCGTTGCTTGTGGACGCCGCAAGGGCGGCCGGCGTCAGCGTGTCGAGCTGCCCCGCAAATGTGCCAGCCGCGCGGGCCCGGCTGGGGACTTGTCTATTTCGACGGTCACGGATATCTAACGAGGATGGCAGGGTGGCCTTGGTGGATCAAAGCGTTGGGCGCGATCGGTATCGTTGCGGCCTCGTTTGTTGTTTCGCTTGTCGCGATGGACCGTTACTGGCCCGGTTGCGGCAGCGGCCTTGCGCTGCAGGGGCCATTCCAAAAGTTCGCGTCCGGCTTCGCCTATGTGGCGCCGGCGCCGTCGCTTAACAATCGCTCCGACACACCAAGCGATCCAACACGGTCCACAGCCTTTATCTGTGAGAATGGCACTGCACTGGGACCGGCGCACTCGTCTCACGGTGATATTGATGCGCTTGGTCGCGGGCGTTTTTCTCACTACTTCGGCAACGGCTTTATCTTTTCGACCAGCGACAACTCCGACCCGAACAAAAACGGAAGAAGTTATCGGGCGGTCCAGCCGTGAAGGGGCTTTCGTTGGAAATCCCAGCCGGTACGGACCGGCGAGCGTGACCTTGCTGCACACGGGAGAGCCCTCGCCGACGCCGATGAAGGCGCAAGCTCCCGCGGATTGCCGGCGTAAGGCTGCGCTCGTCATGGTAGCTGCCGAATCACGCAAGCGCGCCCATCGCGCGAAGACGTGCGAACATGGTCAGTCCTGAATTTTTGAGGGTTATCGGATGCCGGGCGCCGTCGGCGCGCGACGGCCGCTAGCCTCGGCGTCCCCCTGGGCCCAGGCGCAACAAGGCCTCGCCGAAAGACGGTTGGGACATGGGCGGAAACGTTGCGGGTGTCTTGAGTGACGGGCGGGATAAGTCGTAAAGTCGGGCGCACAATTGAGGAGCCGCGGTGGCCCATCTGTTCAATAACGCGCCTGACGACATCGAGGACCTGCACCAGCCGGCGCCTGCACGCAGGCGCTGGGTGCCGATCGCCGTTGTCGCCGGGCTGGCGTTGCTCGGGTCGGCCTCGGCCTGGGCTTGGTACGTCTTGCGTGACGCCCTTCCGGCGCTGCCGTCCTTTACCTCGTCGGGTCCAGCACCCGGCGCCGCGCCCGCCGAGGTTCCGGACAAGACCGTCGGGCTGAAGGATTTTCAGGCCTTTCAGCAGCAGATCGCAGCGACCGTGCAATCGACCGCGCAACTTGTCGCCGCCCAGCAGGCGGAGATCAAACGCCTGTCCGACCAGGTCGCGGCCTTATCCGCGAAGATCGACGCGCCGCAGCCTCCGGCCGCATCGGCACAAGCCGGCGCCCCTGTCCCGCCGTCACCACCGCCGCCACCGGCCGCGCGAAAGCGGCCTGGAGTTCCCAAGCAGCCCCCGGGGATTTCGGTCGGAGGCGCGCCGCTGCCGCCAACCGCCCGCTAGGTAAGCCGCTGAACGTCGAATGATCAGAATGGGACGAGGCATCGCGAGATCATGCCCATATTTTTGGAAAACTGCCTGCGCTGCCGCTTGTTCGTGGGGTGGTTGCGGGGTAAGGAGGGGCGGATAAAATGAGAGCCAGGCCGTGATATTGGTTGGAGTTTCCGCAATGAGTGTGATCGTCCTTGCGATCACCTTTGGTTTAGGTATGGCGATCAACTCCCTTTTACCGTAGGAAGCCGAAATTGAGCCTGACGGATCGCGAGAGCCATTTTGAGTTCGGCGAAAACTGGCGTGATTATGCAAAATCAATCGACCAGAAACGCATCGACGCCGCGATTCTTGGTGTTCGAAAACTGTTCCCTGACGGTCTCGCGGGAAAAACCTTCCTCGATATTGGATGCGGTTCGGGGCTTCATTCTCTGGCGGCGCTTTCGCTCGGTGCCGCATCTGTCACGGCAACCGATATTGATGAAAACTCCGTCAGCACCACACGGGACCTCCTGACGAAATACGCGCCGGATGCCAAGTGGACCGCCAGCGTTGCTTCTGTTTTCGATCTATCGCCCGCCAAGACGGGCATGTTCGATGTCGTCTATTCGTGGGGCGTGTTGCATCACACCGGCGATATGTGGCGGGCGATCGAGCACGCTGCGGCGCTGGTAAAACCCGGTGGTTTGTACGCTATCGCGATCTATACCAAGACGCCGCGCTGCGGGTTCTGGAAAAAGGAAAAAAAGTTCTACAAGAGCAGTCCGAAATTCGTCCAGGCGATCTTGCGTTTGATCTACATGAGCGCCTTTCTGGGATTTCTGCCGGTCACCGGTTGGGACCCCATCGGGTTCGTCAGGAACTACAAGCGCGACCGCGGCATGAACTGGTCACACGACGTTCACGACTGGTTGGGTGGCTATCCCTATGAATCCGCATCTTCCCAGGAAGTGCATTCTAAATTATCCGGGCTTGGACTAAGCAAGGTTCGAAGTTTCGAGATTGATCCAGAGCATGGTCTTTGGGGTGCCGGATGTAGCGAATACGTTAGTGCCCGGCCACCTGTTGCGAACAGAACTCGGTGATGAACACGACCCCGGTCATGCCGTTGCCGCCAGCGAACGCACTGGCGGAATTGACCGGGACACCGCCGCTGCCGCCACCGCCGTACAGGTGAAAAAGTTGGGGTAGGCGCTTGTTCGCAAGGTGGTTGCGGGGTAGTAGAGACACATGCACGCCGCTTCCCTCCCTCAGCTCGCGCGTATGAACCCGTTTATCAATCGGCTGCGCGGGCTCTTGGCGCTTGGCGTCGCCCTCACGCACGCGTCGGATATCTCACAGCTTTACCCAACGACGTCTGATGGCTTTTATAAATTCTTGTTTCCGCTGTTTCAGTTTGGCGGGTTCGATTATGTCTTGGGCTTCATTGTCATTAGCGGCTATTGCATCGCTCGATCGACGAAATCCAGTTTCAGCATCGGCAGCTATGCCGCGCTGCGCGCAACCCGGCTTTTTCCGAGCCTGATCGTCTGCGCCTGCTTTGCAGGCCTCGTCGAATGGGTGTTGCTCGGTAGCCCCAATCGCGTCGTGGTCTGGAACCACGGTCTCAATCTGCACAATTTTATCGCCAGCTTGTTCGGTATGTCGGGCTATTACGGGCAATTCGGCTCTTTCTCCCCGACCTACACCGTTAGTTTCGAACTTCTGTTTTATGCCGTGTGGGGCGCGGTGCTCGCGCTATCGCCGGCTCTGTTGGCTGTTCCCGTAAGCCTCGTTGCCGGGATCCTTCTATATTTTCTGTTGCCTTTCAATTACGGCTTCTCACTTGTGCTGTTCGGATCATGGCTGATGGGCGCAGCGCTGGCGGTCCACGAAAGGGAGATCAGACGACTTGCCGTCAAGGTTCCGCTTTGGGCGATGTGGCTCGTAGTGCTGATCCTATTCATCGCCGGCAACGACTATAAATTTTCGCAAAAGGTTTTCATCTGGAACTATCCCGGTAGCCTCGTCACGCTCGCCGGCGGACTGATGTTTGCGGTCATCATGGCGTGCCATCTGGCGAAGGATGGCCGGGAGTTGCAGTTAGACCGCTGGTTGGGCGATATCTCCTACCCGGTTTTTCTCATTCACGGTCCGATCATGATGGCGGTTGCCTCTGCACTCAAGGCGTCGGGAGCCGTGTTTGATTTTGGTGAAATGCTTCTGATCTTGCTTGGTTCGGCAATCCTGGCGGCCCAGCTTGTTTTTGTTTTTGTCGAGCGGCCGGTGATGCGCCTGCGCAAGCGGCTAAGCCGGGAAGTTGTCACGCCGGGCATGTTTGGCGCCCAGCCGATGGCTTCGGCCGAACGCGCCCCCGTTGCCATCGCTACTGCGCTTCGTAAACACCCTGCAGCGTGATCTGCGCACCGTCGGAGCCGGGATAAGAAGCATCATATTTTTTGATGAACGTCGTCCCGCCGCTCATATTTGCGAGGACTGCTATACCGAAACTATCGCGTCCAAAGATCACCTGGTTGATGGTAGAGCCTTGGTCGGTGACAGGCAGCGTCGCGCTAATGTACGTACCCGCGGCGCCGTTGGTAGTAATGGTGATCTTGATCACGACAAAGAAAGTTTTGCCGATCCGCTTGTAGCGACCGGTCGCCGAAACGGTCGTGAAAGCCCCAGACCCCGCCGTGACGGTCGGCGTACAGGTAGATCATGGCGTCCACTCATCGCCCGCAACGCACCTGCCGTCAGGCTTGTTCGCGGGGTGGTTGCGGGGTAGAAAAACTTTTATTATGAGCATCAAATCGCTATTGCGCCGCGTCGCTCGACATATGCCCCTTCTTGAAGAGACAGCAGGAAAGCTGCTCAAGGGGCCGATGATGAGATATCGATATCAACACAGGATGAGCGACCTTCCGGCGAAAGCTGCCTACGCTAAAGGGGAGTCAGCCGAAGATGCTTCGCTAATCGCTCGCCTCGTCCAGAGCCACAAATCGCGACAAGAAACTCCATCGGGCATCTGGTCGGATATTTATTCGGATCGCCATCAGGACATCGTTGCGATACTGAATTCGAACGATAGCGCCAGAATTCAACAGCTATTTCGCAACCCCGTTGCGTCGGACTTTCTGTATGGTTTTGACAGTCTCGCAAAATCGCTTCGCGACGGCGGCATGCGCATCGAAGATCAACACATGCCTCGATTGGTGCTTGATGCGTTTGTGACGCTCGCGGAGGCGATTAAGGCGCGTCGGGTTGATTTTCCTGAAAACTATCGCATGGGAAGCGGAACCAGCTTCGACTGTGAAACGGTATTATCGCAGATCGACGCGGCTATCGGCTTCAAGTTTTCGATTCCCAATCCGTTCCCCTCCGAATACGGCCTCGTCACTGAACGCGGCATTGCATCGTTTCGCGTCCCGCAAGCCCTCTATCAGGCGTGGCGGATTTCGCAGCTTGTGTCAGGGCTACCCAACCCTCGCATTCTTGAAATCGGCGGAGGTCTCGGTCGAACCGCCCTCTATGCGCGCCAGTTCGGAATTCTTGACTATTCGGTGGTGGACATCCCGATTAGTTCACTTGCGCAAGGTTACTTCCTTGGAAGGACAATTGGCGAAAATCATGTCGCGCTGGCAGGTGAACCTGGCTCGCCATCGCAGATCAAGCTCATCTCGGCCTCCACATTCCTGAGTGACACTTCACGATATGACTTAATCGTAAACATCGACTCTCTGACCGAGATCGGACGAAGAGCCGCCGATGACTACTGGCGAGCCATCGAGTCGCGATCAGACATTTTCTTTTCGGTAAACCATGAAGCCAATAAATTCACCGTTGCGGATTTGATGGGACCAACACCCGCCAGCCGCGCTCCTTACTGGTTACGGCGCGGCTACGTGGAAGAAATAGTTCACTTTTCTACCGCGCGCCCGTGACTATTAATGTTGCTACGGCACTTCATATTGCACCTGTGCTACCACTGTTTGTCCGGTCACGATGTAAGTGGCGCCTACGCTGTTTCGACAGCTCATGACTGAGCTAGCGGAAGCGACCAAGGCCCAACCCGAGGTAGCAGTGGCAGTTTCGAACGAATTTCCAATGTAGCCAGAAGAACCTTGAGCCGTGAATGGCAGACTGATAAAAATGCCTTCCTGTTCCAGTTCCTTGAGCAGTAACTGTAACATTCGCTCGGATTGCGCCGCGCCGCCGATGATGGCGCGCGGCGACGGACAGTTTGCCGCCAGCATGTCGATCAACGACGGCCTTGTCGTTGCCGGCTGCGCGTGGCCTAGCGGCGCCGACAACAGCAGCGCGATTGCAGCCCCTAGATATTTCTTCATTTTCATGCCCTAGCGGGAGAGGTTACCTTTTGAGGGTATCGACGGCGTCTTTGATCTGCTTGGACGCAGCATCGCCCTGAAGCTTGATGTTGGATTGGACGGTCTCATCCCACTTCTGTCGCAACAGCTTGCAGTCATCCGACGCCGCCAGCTCGGGATGAGTGGTCTGCATTCTCATGCAGGCGGTGACGCCGAGGCGTAAGGTTTCCTGGCGCTTCGCCTCGGCGGTTTCTTCCGGGATCGCGAACGCCCGCAACGGCGGGGCCGCTGGCGTCGTTTGCGCGACCGCGCCGGAAGTAGCGGACAGGATCAGGAGCATGGCCAGTCTTTTCATTTTGCGTTTCTCCAGTTTAGTTGGTTGGACAAGTCGCGTGAAGCCTCAGGACAGAGCCGCTGACCGCCGGAAAGCCGCCGTCGTACTTAAAGATTGAAAACGACGTTGATCCCTGACCGCCGGAGCCGGAGATTGCCAGCTTGCCGAGGGCATCCCATCCGGAAATTGGACAGTCTTGCGCAAGGGTGACCGGCAGGCCGGAAATATCGATGCGTCCAGCAGCGGTACTGAGCGTGTTGATAACCACCTCAAGCCAGAACATCGTGTAGTTGCCGCGCCTACGATAGTTTGCATAGTTGATCGAATATGCGAACGATCCGGGGGTGATCGAGGGCGTTAGCACCGGGACCCATGAAGGCAGCGGCACGACGACGTTCGGATTATTGTTCTCCGCAGTCGTGTCGATGCACTGCGCTCCGGGGCCGAATATAGTAGCGACCTGACCCGTAGTGGTGAGACCTTCAAGCCTGCAACCAACCGCAAGGCCATTGCCTCCTATCACGTAAAAAAGGTTCTGATAGGTGGAGCCCCGGAAGGTGTACCCACCTCCCCCAATGATGTTGTAAGCGCCGAAAGTCCGATCGCCGCCTATGATAACGTCGGCGGCAACGAAGTCATTGATCGAAATGAAGCCGTTGCTCGTGATATTGTACCAATTACTGGAGCCGGTAGACAGCGAAGTAACGTCGCCGTGCCAATTACCGATTGAGGTCATGTTGTTACAGGGCAAGGACGGCGAGTTGGTCATCGCGTTCGGCACGCCGTTCACGTCGGGCTCAAAAGCGTTATTCGTCAGCAGCCAGTTGGCGCCGCACTCATGGATCGCCGAGCCGATGGTATTGACGAACTGGTTATTCGAAATGACCCCGATCCCTGCTGCAGGACCGTAAATGCCCGGACTGCATCGAGCAAAGTTCACGCGATCGATGATGAATGAAATCGCTCCCGACATATTTATGCAGCCTGGCGCGGTGCCGCCTGCGTAGTTAGCCCCCATTGTGAGGTCGCTGAATTTGATATTCTCTGTGGCTGCGATATTCATCGCGGCGTCTATCAAAAATCCTGTGAAGCTCGGGTTTGTCGCGATGATGCTCAGACCCTCGATGAGGACAGCACTGCTATCTCGGAAATCCAGCGCGCGGGGTGCCGAGCCTCCCGTATAGATCAGGAGCGACGGTGTGTTAGCACCGCCACTGAGACCGCCCTGTCCTCGCAGGATAAGGTTGGGGTGTCCCCTGAAATCCAGCGGGGTCGCGAAGTAGCACAGGCCCGGAATGTCGATATAGCCGCCCTGCCCCGGCAAGGCGTTGATGGCCGCCTGGATCGCGGCGCTGTCGTTCGAGCCGTTGCACTTGGCTCCGCCCGCATAGGCCGGATTCGTGACGGGGTTGTAGAGGAACGGCGTGAGCCCGACGGAGATATTCTGGCCAAGCGTCGCAACCGTCGCCCCGTTGACGCCGAGAAGGTTGAGCGCCCCGGATGCGCCGTTGAGATTGCCGACGCCCGCCGTGGTCGAGGGCGCGTACCAGTGCGCTTCGACCACCCGCGTATTCGCAGGGATGGCGGCGTTGAAGGTGACGACCGGGCCGGCCAGCGACCAGGTGTTGTGCGACTGCACAACGCCGTCGAAGCTGACCGCGAGAAGCGCCGCGGCTGATGGCGAGTTCATCAGCGTGATCGACGTACTGGTCCCGGCCGTAAAACCCGTGCCGGCAAGGAAGTCCTGCACATAAGGCGTGTTGGCATTCGCCCCGCACGTTGCACCGGCGTCCACAAAGTTGCCGCCGGCATCGACCTTGACGCAATCGTTGGCGGTTAGCGCGCCATTTGAAGTCGCAAACACCGTCGTGTTGCCGGAGCGCGAACCAACTATTGGATTGGAAGATCCATTACCTATGATCGGAAGGTTTGCGGTAAATGAAGTTGCGCCAAGGCCGCCGTGATCAATCCCAAGCGGGCCGCTCGTAATCGAAGGGACGCCCGTATTTGAGGTAACCACAACACCGCTGTTGGCGGTTGCCAAATTTCCCAAAATGCCGGAATTGTTGTAGAGTAATCCGTTGCTCGTGCCGCCCGCAATAACGGATGTGCCGACCGTCAAAGTATTCGGAACCGACCCACAATCCTGCAGCAGTCCCGTCGTGCCGCTGAAGCACGCCAGGTTGCCGGACACCACGGGTGCGGTGGGCATGATCGAATTGACGATGTCATTCGTGACATTCCGTAACAGCAGCGGAAAATTGTTGTCCGGGAACGAAGTTCCGATTTCCGTATTGAGTTGCGCCCTGGTCTTTTGCGCCTGCGCCGGAATGACCAGCGCGCACAGCAGTGCGACCGCCGCAAGGATGCGTCGTGAGATCATCTCAAGATATCCTGAAAGTTAGGGAACGAGGCGGATCGCCCGGTTCACGTTGCGGGGAGAAGCCGAAAACAGCCGGTTGCACCCGGCCGCAGCGTTGTTGATTGTTACCCCGGCGGTGTTTGCGTTGACCGTGACGCCCGCCGCAGGCACGCCAAATCGCAAGCAGCGAGGCGGCAGGCGCGATGAGGCGTTCTTGTTCCTCTCAGCGGCCTATTTCCTTGAATTGCGTCGCCTCGTTCTGCTGCTGTTGAATTTGCCGTTCCTTCACCATCGCGTCCCAGCGCTGCCGCAGGTCCGCGCACTCTTCGAAGCCCTCGGCGTAGCCCGACGCGGTGCCCTTGTCGTAATGCTTGCCGCAGTGAATAAGCTTGAGCCGAAGAAGATCGTCGGCGGCCTGATCGGCATGAGCTGCGGTCAAGCACGACAGCAGCATGACGATAGTAATGGTTGCCATAGTTCGCATTTTTGAACTCCTTAGTTGGTCGGGCAAGACCCGAACACGTTGATGACTGATCCCGTAATGAAGGGATACGATCCGCTGGTGCTAAACAGCGCCACGGCTCCGGTTCCGTTGGTGCCGAGACCGGTGATGGCGATGGTCCCACCACCTATCGAGGTCGTTCCTGTGAACGTGCACGTTCTGGCGAGGGTGAACGGCAGCCCGGACATTGTCAGGGTGCCGGTTCCCGTGCCGTTCGCGGTGATGGTCGCGGTGAGCCAAACGTCCGTGACGTTGGTGCTCTTCTTGTACCAGCCGCTGTTTCCCCCCGTTGTGCTGTTGTAAGTAAACCCAGCCGGCGTGACAGTTGGCGAGAGCACGGCCGTCCATGATGGAAGCGGGAATGTCGCGATGCCTCCGGGAATTTCCGGGGTGTTGTTTTCAGCCGTGGCGTTGAGGCACGGCGAGAACGGGACGACTATGTTGGTCACGTTCGCGAACGTGTTGGTCGTCCATCGCATCCCCGTGGGATTGCTGTTGCAACCGAACCCGTTGTAGAACGTGTTGTAGTTACCGCCCTCCCAGGAGTATCCGCTCCCGCCGACGATGGCGTATGCGGTGGACGTGGACGAACCTCCCATCGCATCGCCGATGGCCTTGAAGCCGGTCGCGGTCAGCTGGAACCACGCCGATATTGCACTGCCGACGACGTCGCCGTACCAGTTCGTGTTCATCGTCATGCCGATGCATGGCAGCGAGGGCGAGTTCTGGAAGAAGAGCGCCCGTCCCAGATAATCGGATTCAACCGTGGCGCTGGTGAAATTCCAGCTCACGCCGCACTCGATCACCGGAGAGCCAATAGAATTTGTGAACTCGTCGAGCGTGCTGTTGAACACGTCGTTGAAGCCGCTGATCAGGTTGCCGTGGATCGCCGGCGCGCACCTCGTATCTGTTGTGGTAGCTGTGCGAAGAGATGGTCTGATCGACCAGCAGGCACGTCGCCAACGGGTTCGGAACGGACGTGGCGTTGAGCGGGCCAAGCAGATTTTCTCTCAGGACAACACCGCTGGAGACGCTTGCCCCGATCGTGAGCCCGCCCGCGTCGATGATCGCGCCCGCGAAGCTGGGATTGTTGTACATCAGCCACAGCTTTTCGAACCTCCACCCGGTGCTGTCACGGATGTCGATCGCTCGCGCCCCGGTCCCCGTGTACACGAGTCCGGATACGTTGCTGCCGGAGCCGCTGTCGATCGGCGTGTAACCGCGCACCGTCACGAAGTTCTTCCCGGCGCTCGAAAGCGGTGTTCCGTAATACGACAGGCATCCCGGCGGCACGTCGATATAGCCGTTCTGCGCCGGCAGCGCGTTGATGGCCGCCTGAATCGCGGCGGAATCGTCCGCCCCGTTGCATCGAGCGCCGCCCGCGTAGGCCGGATCGGTGATCGGGTTGTAGGTTTGCGCATGCGCCGGAATGACCAGCGCGCACAGCAGTGCGACCGCCGCAAGGATGCGTCGTGAGATCATGTCAAGATGTCCTGAAAGTTAGGGAACGAGGCGGATCGCCCGGTTCACGTTGCGGGGAAGGTCGAATGATCTAGACATATTGCCCGCCGCTGGCGGTCGATCCGGCCGCATTGCCCGGCAAATAGGTGGTCGCTGCGCCGGCGGTGTAGACCACGCCGTTTGCGGTGATCGAGTAGCGCGACCCGGTAGCGCTCGCGCCTGCGAAGTTGTTCGAATCAATGAACACGACGCCGGCGTAGGATGACGTCAGGAAAGCGCCGGAGAACGCCACCGTCCCTGTCGTGGTGATGGTGCAGCCTTCGATCCCGACGTTACCGCCCGACGAGCAGAAAATATGCGTTACCGCGCCCGCGCTGATGTTGTAGGTGACGCCGACGCCAACCGTGATGCTGCCGCTCGCGTTCGCTTGCATCTGGCGGTTCGCGGCGCCGAAATCCATCGCGCCGGTCACCAGGATCGCCGAACCGGCCGACCTCAATCCCGCCGTCGCCCCGGCGCCCGACGAAACGAGTTTGAGACCGGTAACGGAAAGACGGCCGCCCGATTGAACCGAAAGCGCGGCAGCGCCGGTGCCGGACGTCGTGATCACGACGTTGCCCGGCGTCGTGGTATTGCCCTGCAGGGTGACGCTGCCGGAACCGACCCAGGGGCCGGTCACCGTCACCGTTCCCGTGTAAGTGCCGTCGGCGACCTGGATGGTGATGTTGTAGATCGACAGGTCCAGCGCCCCGGCGGTGTCGATCGCCTTCTGGATGGTGAGAAACGCGCCAGCGCTTGAATTGGCGAGGCCGTTATTGCTGTCGGAGCCGTCGTTGCGCACATAGTAAGTGCGGTTCGCCGCCAGTTGCTCGCGGACGCCGAGATTCGCACGCGCGGCGGCTGTGCTTGCGAGATCGGAAAGATTGTTTGCCGCCGCCAGCAATCCGCTTGCGCCCGCGAGCAGCCGCCAGCGCGCGGCGGCGCCGTCATAACGCAGCAGCGCCGCCTGTTTTGCGGCAACCGTCAGGCTGGCGCCAAGCGTGAAGCGGTTGGCGGCCGATGACGATGAGCTCTCATCCGCCAGCACGATCGGCTGGCTGCCGATATTGATGAGGCTGACGAGGCGTCCCTCCGCGCCGCCGGCCAGCCCCGTGATGTTGCGCGACGCATCGGACGACAGCTGCAGCGCTGAGGCGGTGGCGACGCCGGTCGGGTTGTAGTCATTCTGGTTCGCCGTGATCTGCGGCGGCGAAATGACGCCGGTCAGGATAAGCCCGCGCGGCAGCGCGAGATTGCCGGTGGTCTGGTCGATATTGAACGCCTCGACCCAGGCAGAGCCGTCGGCCGACACTTTCAGCTTGAACGCATCGGAGCCGACGAGGCCGAACTCGGCGCGTCCGGAAAACGCGTCGGAGAAAAACACCGACGCGGTTTTCGCCGCGCTCTCCTTGGAGATTTGCAGCCGCGCGTCGCCGCTGCCGCCCTCGGCGAGTGGAATCGCCGTGAGCAGCGCCGCATTGGACTTGACGCTGAGCAGATTGGGCGAACTCGCTGAGGTGTTGACGCCGACGTGAACCGCATTGTCCAGCGTCACCGGCAGGTCGCGCAGATCGCGCCAATGGGTGCCGTCGAATACGAAGACGATATTGTCCGCCACCGACCAGATGCACCAGCCGGTGCGCGGCACCAGGAATGCCCACGCGCCATCCTGCCAGGTCGCGATCGCATTGCCGTGTCCCGCCCACGCCCCGGTCGCGCCCGATGCCGCCACGACATGGCGCTCGCCGTCGACCGGTGACGACGGCGGCGCCGTCCGCGTCAGATCCAGCACCGCGACCTGGATCGCCGCATCGAGGATCCGCAGCGCCTCGTTATGCGTGACATGCTTCTGCGCTTGGCTGCCCTCGATGAAGGGCAGCCCGAGGTTCGGTGTGTCGGTCATGATGGGTGGTCCATGCAGTAGCCGTCACCCTGAGGAGCGCGCTCTTGCGCGCGTCTCGAAGGGCGGCGGCGTGGCACGTCCTTCGAGGCTCGCCGCTGGCGCGGCGAGCACCTCAGGATGACGGAGAGTATGTTATTGTCATTGCGAGGAGCGAAGCGACGAAGCAATCCAGCGCTTCGTCCGCCTTCTGGATTGCTTCACTTCGCTCGCAATTGACGAGCGTCCAAAACCGAGAGCGTCGGAAAAATTGCGACTATGGGCTGCGCCGCTCCGCATCTTGCCGGCTGAAAAACGCCGGGTGTAAACTAAGGCCGGTTTCTCGACGAAGCTGGCTAGCTGCAGCTCATTGGTCGCTGCCGGCAGGACATTCCTGAATGACCTTGAGGACGCAGAATGACATGGTTCCAGGCACTGCTGATCACAGCGTCCTTTTCCGTACCCTTGGTCGTGGGATTCTTCATCCTCGTGCTTGACTATTTCGACGACGGGGCAGCTGCAAGGCAGCTGAGGCAAAAGCAGGCCGATGCCTTGCGCCAAGCGACCAATCCAGCCCTTCCGCTGTCTGAAGCGGAACGCGAGCAGCTCACGTCGCATATCGAGACGCTCGAAGCTTTCGCCAAAGCCGTCCGCAACGCCAGCGCCGCCGTCGAGGAAAGCTCGCGGCGTGTCCATAGAGCAGGCTCGTAGGGTGGGCAAAGCCGACGGGTCGCGCGAAGGCGCGCCCGATGGCGTGCCCACCATCACGCGCAATTGGTGGGCACGGCGCAAGGGCACCCTTACGACCTTACGTCATCGCATCAAATCGCGAGCGTGACTTCCGCGGCATATCCAGCACCAACCGTTGATGAAAGCTGCGCGACGCGAACATGCAAGCTCGTTTGCGCCGCGCCGAAATCCGCCAGCTCATCCGCGGCCGCATACAGCGCCTGCGGTGACGTGCTCGCGATCGTTCGCACCACCGCGCTGCCGGAGAGTATGTCAAGCGCATACGCCTCGCTCTCCTCGCCGAGCGGCACCTCGACGCCCCAACCGTCGCCATCGATGCGCGTGCGCCTGATCCAGGAGATGTGAACGCCGTCGCCGGCGCGACGTGCGGCGACATGTACCGGCGCCAGCGGTCTTAGCGCGGTATCGCCGGGCGTCACCGTCAAGGCCACCGCTATTGGATCGTCGTGGTTGCGCCCGCTCGCCACGATGCGCAATTGCATCGGCCGCGCCAGCGCGTCGAGGCCGGCTGCGATCGGCACCATATGGGCGCCGAGCACGACGAACGGCGCGCCAGCCGCCAGCAAACCCGCCATCGCAACTTCGCTGCCGGCCTGGCCGCGCAGCAGCCGCGACAGCATGTAGGTCTGGCCGTCGACCAGTTCGGCATTGGCGAACTGCAGAATCTCCCAGGCACCGTCGGCATTCTGCACCGCCGCGGCGTTGCCGCCTTCCAGCACTTTGGCTTCGCTGATCGACGCCAGCGCGCCGCCGTATAATTTGACGCGCAGCCGGCTGCCGCGATCCCAGCGCGCTGTCGGCCCGGGTAGCAAATCATCCAGCGTCGCGCCGATCGCGCATGGCGCCGCGGCCACCGCGGCGACCTCGAAACTTGCGCCATCCGACGATTGCCAGACCGCCACCGAGCCCGGCCAGGGATTGGCGGTGATGGCGAGCCGCGTCAGAACAACCGGGCTGGCGGAGTCGAGCGCCGGCAGATCCAGCACCGTCACCGCGACCGGCCCCAGCGCCGCCGGAATCGCCGGCAGCTTTTTGCGCGGCGCCATCAAGGCTACCGAAAACACTTCCGGATCGATGCTGCGCGCCTTGACCTGCCGCGCCTCGGTATCGATCAGGTCGCCGATCTCGAACAGCCGTCGCCGTCCGCTCAAGCTGAGCGCGACCACGTCGCCGGGGGCTAGCCGCAACGCATTCATGCCCAGCGCAAACTCCACGGCTTCTCGGCCCGCCCACAAATCCTGCAGCCAGATTTCCGTGCGCCGCGTTGCCGCGGCGTCATTGGTGATCACGGCAAGGTCGGAATGCAGGGTGCGGCCGGCGGCGCCCACCAGTTTTCGCGAGGTCACCGCGGAGCGGCGATAGTCCGCGGCCGCGTCGGTGAAACCAAAACTCGCCTCGCGCGGCAGCTCGGTTTCCTGCGCCCGGGTCAATCGCGCCACCGTGCCGGAATCCGGCAGCACCAGATCGTCCTCAAGGATTTCCGCAACCGGCGCGCCGCCGCGCTGGATGAATCGCAGCGTGCCGTCCGCCGCGGTGGCGTCGAAGGCATAGGCCATCGCCAAGGGCTCGATCATTGCGCGCGGCGACATCGGCCGGTCCACCACATAGCCGTCGCAGCCGTCACGCAAGGCCGATGTGTCGACGCCATCGACACCGGCGTCGTCAAGCAGCGCGCCGACCAGCGCATCGAGCGGCGCAGCCCCGAGCCGCCCGGTGAGCCAGTGCCCGGTCTGCCAGTTCGGCGCGTCGTTCCAGATGTCGCTGGCCGCCGGAAACACCGGATACGGCCGCGCATCCCAGGTCCACAGATGGAGCGCGGAGACCTCGACCATGCGTCGGCCATAGAGCGGGGACACCGGGTTCTGTGCATCGTCGGCGCCGAACGCCGGATCGAACGCGCCGACGAAGGCTTGCAGCGCGCGGCGCTGGATCAGATCGTCACGCGCCCCGTTGGAAAAATACGGCAAATGGTTTTCCGAGGATTTCGGGTCGGGAAACACGCTGGGCTGGTTGGCGCCCTTGTCGACCGCGGGGCAGCCGACCTCGGTGAACCAGACCGGTTTTGAGCGCGGAATCCACGCGGTCGGCGTGGACAGTTCGGAATGGGCGACGCGTCCGTAGTGCAGGTTGGTCCACCAGTTCCAGATGTCCTTGGAGCGAAACACCCACGGCTTGCCGAGGCCGTCGACGATGTCGGTGCGGGTCTGCGCCGCGCGCGCGGCATCGTCGGCGTAATACCAATCAAAACCTTCGCCGGCGCGAACGTTGTTACCGAGATAGCCGAGATCATAGGTGGACGATGCGACAAGCGCATCGCGATGCCCGGCCTCGTCGCGCCAGTCCGCCAGCGGCGCATAATAGTCGATGCCGACCGCGCCGATCGCCGAGGAAGCCCACAGCGGGTCGAGCGGAAAGCGCACCTCACTTGCATCGATCACGTCCGCGCCATACTCGGTCCAGTCGGCGCCATACGTCACAAGCGTGGACGAACCGACGATCGCCTTCACATCCGCCGCCAGCGTCACCAGTGCATCGACCGCAGGATAGACGCCCGCGCCGGAGCGCACCCGCGTCAACGCCCTCAACTCCGAGCCGATCAGGAACGCATCGACGCCGCCCGCCGAGACAACGAGATTCGCATAATGCAAGATCATGCGGCGGTAGTTCCAGGTGCCGCCGGAGAAGAAGCTCGTCACCTGCGCCGCCGCCGCCGACGTGCCCTGCGGCGAGCCTGGCCGCCCCGGCGCCGGATCGCAGGTGATGCGGCCGCGCCAGGGATAGGCCGGCTGCGAGGCCGCGCCGCTCCATGGATCGGGCAGCGCATTACTGGGCGGAATATCCATCACCAGGAACGGATAGAAGGTGATCTTCAAGCCGCGCGATTTCAGTTCCGCGATCAGATGCAGCACGCTGAGATCGGACGGCGTGCCGCCATACGCCGGGCGTCCGCCGACCTGCGAGACCAGATACGCGCTTGGCCGCGTCATGCCGTCAACCGACCAAGCCGCGCCGTTGAGGCCCTTGACGGCAATCTCGACGCCGGGCTGCACCGTGCAATGGGCGCAGCGCAGATCGGTGCCGAACCACGCCGCCACCAATGCGACGCGTTCGAGATTCGGGCACAGGCCCTGAAGATCGTCGAGCGCGGCCTGTACATCCGAGGCCGCGCTCGTCACGTGGCGATTCTCCTGCGCGGACGTACCTGGCGCGAGAACGCTCACGAGCGGGGAAGTCTCATAGCCGAATTCGGTGGTGCCGGGGATCAGCGTCACCGCGCGCACCATGCGTTCGAGTTGTCCGACGGGGCGGATGATCTCGAACGACAGTTGTGGAATGCGGTTGCCGAAATCGGCCAATGGCAGCCGCTCGAACACCACATAGGCAAGCCCGCGATAGGCCGGCGAATTGCCGGCGCCTTCCTTGGCCAGGATAAGGTCGTCGACCGGTTGATCCTCATAGCCGCGATGAACGCGGATGGTGAGATGCGAGGTATCGAGCGGCTTGCCGTCGGCCCAGATCCGCCCCACCCCGCCGATCACGCCTTCGCAGAGGCCCACGGCGAAATTGCCGAAATAAGAATAGGTCGTGGTGGTCGTGCGCGGCCCGGAGACGAGATGGCCCTTGCCGCCCGACGATGTGGTGGAATTCGACACCACCTCCTCGAGCTGCGTCGCCCAGATCACCTGCCCCGCGAGCCGCGCGCGGCCGTACACCCGCGGGATCGGCGCGCCCTCGGTCGACGCCATCACATCGAGATCGGCGAGCCGCGGTCCCACCACATTCTGGTCGCCCGGCCCGAACAGTTTTTTGTCGATGATATTGCCGACCAGCGCGCCTGCGATCCTGCCCACGATCGCGCCGGCCGGCCCGAACACCGCACCGGCCGCCGCGCCCGCGACGGAAAGGACAAGAGCAGCCATGATCGAAAACCTTGTACGTCTTGTAGGGTGGGCAAAGCGAGCGGATCGCGCGAATGCGCGTCCGATGGCGTGCCCACCAGACATACACAACCGTCATCCCCGCGTAACGGCTTCGCCGTTATCGCGAGAGGAGCCGCGCGCTTGCGCGGCGTCTCGAAGGATGGGCCACGACGCGCTTCCATCCTTCGAGGCTCGCCGCGAAGGGCGGCGAGCACCTCAGGATGACGCATCGGATGGTGGGCACGGCGCAAGCGCGCCTTTGCCACCCTACGATTACATCACGCCGGGAAAGGCAAACGCATATGCCAGCCGCCGCCGCCACCACGGTGCGATGGCGACTTCGCAGACCGCTGCACCGTCATGGGCGTGGATCATGGTGGTTGCAGACGCGGCGATGGCGACGTGTTTTGCAACGTACCCCTCGCGCCAGCGAAACAGCAGCACGTCGCCGGCGGCAAAATTTTCGCGCGCGACGGGGATGAGATGACGGAACGCCGCGTCGGCCAGCGACTCCTCGCCTTTAGCCTCGGCCCAATCCGGTGCATAAGGCGGCGCCGCCTCCGGCTCATCGCCGATGCACGCGCGCCAGACGCCGCGCACCAGCCCGAGGCAGTCGCAGCCGACGCCCTTCAGCGAGGCCTGATGGCAATAGCGCGTGCCGATCCAGCTGCGCGCCTCGGTGACGATTGCCGCGCGGGTCAGAGGTGGGGGCATGGGAAGTCTCTCGTGTCCCGGGCGCGATGCGGCGCGTAGCACTTCGCGGAGTGCCGCTTCGCAGAACCGGGACCCCGGTTCTTGAGGTTTAAGGTACCGGGGCTCCGGCTCTACAGCGCACCGCTCCGCGAAGTGCTACGCGCTGCGCTGCGTCCGGGGAACGAGCCTCTACCCGGCCGCCACCGGCGGCGACAGCGACAATCCGTTATTCCCCGGCGCGCCAGCGACCGGCGAGGCGAGCAGGAAATCGTTGCCGGGGATTTGCGGAAAGCCGCGAAAATTGTCGGTGTTGGCAAAGCGGGCGCGGCAGGTCGCAAAACTCTTGTCGCAGCCGCCGGTCACCGTGAACGCGTCGCCGACCGCGATTGGCTCCGGCATCGCCTGCCACAGCGTCAGCCGCGCGTGGCCGGCGGCGAGCCGATGCTCTTTTATTTCGATCGCGAGCCCATGGTTCGCGCCACTCGTCCATGCCAACCGGCCCAGCGAAAACCATCCGTCGGCGAACCCATCGAGACCGGAAGCGACGAAAATCGAAGTGCCCTCCACCGCGCTGACCGCGCCCACGCCGCGCAGTGCCGGATTGCTCAGATCGACCTTGCACCTTGCATCGCCGAGATCGGCGCCGCATCGGGCGGTGTAGAGCCGCCCGCTCTCCTGCGACAACAGGTCGGCGAGCCCGCGCAGTTCGGCGACGAACGCCTGGCCCTCGCGCCTGACCTCGCCGAGCGTGCCGCGCGCGGTCAGCACCTTGAGCGACGGATCGCTCCAGTCCACCAGCCAGCTCTCGACAAGCGCCGCGTCATAGCGCCCGGCGGCGAGATCGGCGTCGGTGAGGGAGTCATCGGCGAGCGCGCCGGAGATTTCCGCGCCGTCCACCGAAAGGCCGAAGCGGCTAACCGCTTCGGAAGAGGAAAACCCGGTGCCGGCGCGGAACGTCACGCCGCCCACGACGAGGTCGCGATCATGATCGGTAAACCCCATCACCCCCCCGTCGCGCCGCGAAACCTTCCAGCACCGCGCCAGCGTGGTGACGCCGGAGTCGAGTTTTGTCTGCAGGGCGGAAGGGATGGGGCGCATGGCAAAACTCCAGTCCTGTAGCCCGGATGAGCCAATAGGTCGCGCGAATGCGCGGTCCGACGATGGCGGAAATCCGGGACCGCTCGCGCCCCGGGCTCCCCGCATGTCGCTTCGCTCATGGCGGGCTACGACATCACACCCGTATCTCCACCAGCGGTATCTTCGGGATCGCGCCCGCCGCGAACGCGGAGAGATCGACTTCGAGATAATCCGTGTCGAACCGCACCGGCACGTCGAACAGAAATCCCGCGGTGATCGCCGCGCCGGCGGCGGGAATATGCCCGGAGAAGAACGTGACGACGCCGGTGGTCGCATCGCAGCTGAACGCGCTGCCCGAAACTTCGCCGCCGGCGACCGCGATGCGCACGCTGCCCGCCACCGGCTTCCTGATCTCGCGCGCATAGGGCGCAAAACCCGCGCCATAGGTCTTCACCAGCTGAAACATTGCCGTCACGCCGTCGCCGGTGCCGATGCCCTGGTCGAGAGGCGAGAGCGGCGCGCCTGGTGCCGCGCTTGCATGATCGAGCCGGTCGCGCCAGCGGAAGCCATGGAGCTGCCCGCGGCGCTCCTCGAAGAACGCCACCACCGCCTGCAGGGCCCCCAGCGTCTTGACGCCATAGCCGGCGTCATAGCGCCGCCGCGAATCCGCCCAGCGCGCATTGCGTTGCTCGCGGCCGGAGCCGAACGTGACAAGCTCGGTCCGCCGCTGCGGCCCGCCCGCGCTGCGCAGCGCGATGTCGAGGGGAAACAGGATTTCGTGGAAGGACATAATTCAGCATCCCCATCGTCGTCCCCGCGAAGGCGGGGACCCATAACCACCGGCGTTTGTGGTTGCGCACTGACGATGCGACGTCGTGCTTCAACACGAGCGACGGTGTGTATGGGTCCCCGCCTGCGCGGGGACGACGGAGTCACAAACTCCGCTGCCCTCTTGCCACCGCACGCGCGATCTGGCCGGTGATGTAGCTCTCGGAGCGGCGGAAGTTGTCGAGGTCGGGGGTGGCGATCTGCACGTTGATGGTGTTGCCGCCACCGCCTGCGATGCCGAGCCGGCCGTCCGGGCCGCGGGCCAGCGGCATGATCGCCTCGGCCCCGGCCTCGCCGGCAAGGCCGACGCCGCCGCCAACAAGCGGAAAATAGGTCGGCGTGCCGATCACGCCGCCGGATGCGAACGGTTTTATCGCGCCGGAGGCCGCCGCCAGCGACGACGACGCCGCGCCGCCGGCGCTGCCGGTCACTCCCGAGAGCAGGCTGGAGATGCCGCTGGTGAGCGACTTCTCCAGCGGCTTGAAGGCGAGGCGCACCGCGAGATCGGAGATGCGCAACGCGAGCGATTTCAACACATCGTCGAACTGCTTGCCGCCGGTGACGGAAGCCGAAAACGCCTGCGTCATCGCGCGCGCGAACCCGCCGACGCTGGCGGTGAGGTCTTTTGTCTTCAGGCTCAGGCTGTCGAGCGTGCTCGACGTGCCGAGGAGATCGGTGCTGTCGGCCATGGCTTGCTCACTCCATCCACGTCATTGCGAGGAGCGAAGCGACGAAGCAATCCAGTCTGTGCCCGGGGCGCTGGATTGCTTCGCTTCGCTCGCAATGACGGCTGAACCATCCGGAAACGCTTTCATCAGCGCATCAAAATCGCCGCGCTCGATCGGCGGAAGCATCGGGCCGCGCACGGCGATGATGGCTTGCGCGAGTTCGCGCGGCGTCATCTTCCAGAACGCTTCCGGTGCGAGACGCAGCACGCCGAAGCCAAACCCCATCGCCGCGTCCCAGGGAAATGGCTTTGTCACGGCGCCGACGTGCCTTCGAACGTAGCGGCGATCAGTTCGGCCGCGATCCGCACATAGCCGGAGGCGCCGCCATCCACCGTCATTGCCGCGACCTCGTCGTCGCTGATCGTCGCTCCGGCGCCGCGCAGGCCGGCGCCGATGATGCGGACCAGGTCGCGCGCGGACAACCGCCCCGTGCCAAAGCGTTCCGCCAGCGCTATCAGGTCGCCCGCTGCGAATGCGGACTCCAGCTCCGCCAGCGCGCCAAGCGTGAGCACCAGCGTATGCCTGACGCCGCCGATCTCGGCCTCGATCTCGCCGCGGTGTTTGTTGGGCATGGTGTTTTCCTTCATCCTCTCACCGACGCGCGCTTCGCTCTGCTCCGTCTATTCTTCAATACGGAGCGTAAGATTCTAGCTTCAAAGTCTGCAGCGCCCGGAACTTGGCAACGGCTGCGTCGATACTCATCGCGCGGACACGGACCAAATTGCCGAGCTTGCAAAACCGGGGTACAAGCAAGGAGATGGAGTAGGAGCACGCTCCTACAATCTCCGAAATTGCGGATATTTACGTTTGGATGTATGTTTAGTCTTTGTCGGCAAAAATCTGCAAGGAAGACGCAGTGAGATTGTCGAATACAAGAAGGTCTCGTGGAGCAGGGCAGGTGCGAGACCCGTGCGATCTCGTCGAGACGCTGCTACTTGACCTGCCCAACCGTACGGCTCTTTCGACAGTTCACGTGGGGGATATTCTCCCCGTGGAATTGAGAACGGGGCCACCACTTTTACTTGTCGTAATGGCAAAGACCGGCTCAGGAGCAGGTTCAATTGGTTCATCAGTAAAGGCGGTAGTGGCGGATTGCATCCTAGCGGGCCATGCATTCGTTGCCGAGGTTCTATGGCTAGAGGGAACTAGTTGCGAAGTTCGACTCAGGCGTAAGCGCTGATTGGCAGATCAGGCTTTGGCAGCCCAATAACGGATATTAGAATGAGCAACAGGAAGGTCGAAGATGACGATCTAGAATCCGCAGTCTTTTTCGTTTGGGCCCGGAATCTTGCTGGGCCGGCCCAGCCTCAAAAATGGATGATGATGGACCTCGGAATCGGAGAGTGGAAGAAGCGAATGATCATTAAAAAATGGCAACTGCCAAGGGAGAGAGAGCATCTAACAATTGATGAACTGAAAAAGTTGTATCCGCTGCCTGATTCCAATGGACACTGAACGTCTCGACTTATCTAGCGGCCGAAGGCACAGTGTCGCCGTATCTAACGGCTATTCTTATTTCAGCAAAATGCGAAGTGAGTGCCTTGAGCTGACGTACTCGCACGCACTCGTGAGGAGAAAACTTACCGTTCTCTGTTTTTGAAGCATAGCCTACGACGGTAATAGCGAATTTCTGTCCAGTTGGCAGAACGTATCTCCTTGCTTGCAAGCCTGCGCGCGTAACAGATGCTGTAAACGGATCATCCGTTTTATCTCTTAACAACTTGTTTTCAATTACAACGCGGCGACCGACTATCAAATCAGTCTCGCCTCCTGCGACCTTACTCCCCTCGGTAATATCATCGAGAAACTGGTGGCGCAACGAGCGCGCCAAATCCTTTTGCAGCTCTTTCTCGCTCGAAAAACTACTCGTAACAGACCCATCCTCTGAGCGCCACTGAACGTATTGAAAAATGCATCTGAGAGTCGCCCGAAGGTCTTGTTCTGCGAGAGCCGGTATTCCCTCTGTGAGAACCTCATTGAAGCTCCGGTTGAATTCATCAACAAAATTCGAAGAGATTGATCGCCAACCAGAGGGGGTGTGCTTCCATTCCAACCGAAACGGAACATGGACTAATCGGGGTCTTAGTAAGTAACCGCTCTCCTCGTTCGTTAAGGCGCCAGACTTTTTCAACTGTTCAATCCACTTCTCCTTCATTACGCCATCGGTCGTTGAAAACCGATACGCCGATTCATCAAGAACGCAATGATACTTCCGGAGAAACCAAATTCGCGCCGCCAAGGCAACTATTTCTACCTGCGCGGGATTTGCAAATACATAAGCGGTTCTGCGTTGAATATTATAGACCTCGGCCCACCTCGCGGGATCGTAGAATAAATCCGGCACGTCGAGCAAATCATTCTCTCGGCATGCAATCGTCGTGATGCGCGCAGGATAAGGCGAACGAGGCAAATCAACGATGACGTGATGGTCCTCTAACGTCTGACCTTGCGTGTATAAAAGTGAATTTTTGTCGAGATGGCTGCTTAACTCACGAGCCAGTTTCGCAATACTTTGCTCAGCGCTAATGCGGCCCGAAAAATCAGCAAGGTCATTGTTCACCCGCTGCATAACGCGACTGCGCTCGGCGTCTTGCTCGTCTTCCGTGGGAAGACTGTCGGGCTCTCTGACTTCGCCTGTATCTTGAATTGGCGTCTCAATCTCCAGGCCGGCAATATAACGGCCCGCGAAGGCAAAGGCCCGTTTATATAATTTACGATCTAAAAGGGCCTTGGCGAGATGCGTGGATTGTTCTGACGTCGGAAAGTTGATCGTCTCGCCAGGAATCTCGCTCTTGATTTCGATCAAGTTTCCGAACGCCCTTATTACCGCATCATCGGGCAATGAGGCATACAAAGTTTTGATGTCGAGGGCCTTTTCATTTGATGTGGCATAGTGAACGAGGCGTTGAGCCATTGCATCTGCAGTACGAACTTTATGATGATGATATAGTCGGTCATATAAAAAGATGCGCCCGATAAGCATTTGCTCAAATGCTCCGGTCCCCCCGTATGAGATTCCGATTTCAACATAGCTCGGAGGGCGAGGCTTCCGAACACGCTCTATCAATCCGTGGAGCCGGCGGGATAGAGCGTTTTCTTCTACTGTCAAAAGCTCCATCTTTGTAATCAGTCGGTCGGTATCAAAATCGATTGGTAACCCCGCATGATGAGCGTCGCGCGCCATATAGTCGAGCTTGTCTGCATCAATTTGATTGCTGATTAGACCTCCGAGACATCCTGAAAATGTACCGTCCGAAGCTCCGACGAGCGCCATCACTAGGCGATATACGATTGTTTTTTCAGATTTGCCGCCGAGAACAGGCGACATTATTTTCTTGAGCATTACGGACAAGAATGCGGGGCTGGACACGATCAACGCTGCTACACATTCCGAAACCGGTACGTGATAAGTATTGATGAACCGCTCTCTCAAAACGCGCTCAAGGGCTTCAAATTCACTGAGGTAATGCTGCCGAAGTACAGGCTCAATTGCATGGCTAAACGGACCGTGTCCGACATCATGAATCAATGCTGCCAAGCGAATTACATATTGGTCTTGCGCATCGATTTGTTGTTGAGGATGTCTGCTATGCCCTCCAATGCGCCGGCGTGCCGCCGCGTTCCGATTAAGATTTTCCATTATCCGCTGCGAAGCCTCGACCACACCGCAAATATGTGTGAAGCGATCGTGGGTCGCGCCAGGAAAAACGAGGTAGGCTAGGCCGTTCTGCTTAACGCCCCGAAGTCTCTGAAAAAGAGGGGTATCGATAAGCGCGACCTCCCAAGGGTACAGGGTGATTGTACCCCAAATCGCGTCGTTGAATTGTTTGTCGCGAGTCGGCCCCGTATTTTCATCGGCACGAATTTTGGACAACCATTGTTCAGTAAGGCTGTCAATGGCAACTTTTAGTCGCGGCGCGACGCGCGCAAGTTCGTCGAATAGCTCATCCTCGTTTGCGGCCATATTCACATGGGGTGATCAAGCGGCTGGAACGGCAGTCGCCACAGCCTTGACTTGACGATCAATCGATTTCGAAAGTTCTTCACCAAAATTTTTCGCGGCCTCAATATCGATGTCGAGCCGGTCCAGAAGATCAAATGCTGCTGCTGCTGATAACTTCACTTCAGCTGTTCTGTACGTCGGATTTGGCTCTGACGTAAGGTAGCTTTCCTGCGCAGCTCGCAGAATCTCTGGAAGCTCCCGACACAGACGCCCGATGGGTGTTTCAACAAAAGTCAGCTTCCCTTTGAAGCGCGGCGGCAACTGCGCAGCAACTTCCTCCAATGCACGATCCAGAATACCGTGAGATGTGGGAAGCCGCGTGCCGGGCCGCCCGAGTCTCCAAGCTGAAAGCAGGAAATTCGCTAATTCGTAATAAATGCGCATATTTCGCCCCGAATCAGCTTGCCATGCACGTAGAAATAGCATCTGAAGTCGATGTTAACAACGGCTTAAGCCGAGCTAGTATTCGATTTGCACCGCCCCCCAGCCGGGCAACTCTAAAGATCGTTTCATGGAATTCACCCAGCAACAAGTGCGTGAGCTGATCGGAATTGAAGAAGGCACCTTTGTATATTGGGGAAAAACCATGCCGCGTCTTCGAACGCTCAAAGGAAAAGGGCGCAAATTTAAGCTGGCTGACGTTCTCGCCCTTGCCGTGCTTACGACCGCGGTCCGAGATCTCGGTTGTGCGGTTGGCCATCTCGCCCAAACAGTGGACAATGTTTTTGACATTTGTCACAGCATGACCTTCGAAGAAGCGAGTCAAAAAATCTTGCTCTTCACGTCCGGAACCTGCGAGGTTCGAACTGCCATGCCAAAAGCCGACGAAGAAATCGGCAAAGGAGCGATCATTATTCGATTTGCTCCATTGGCGCAGGCAATACTCTCTCAGCTCAAGTCCGATCAATACAGTTTACCTCTGTAGCCTTGCACTCCCCGTTCAAACGACATATCCCCTGACTCCGAGTGCATTTGCAGCCCGGCGCCGTCAGCACTTTAGCTTGACAGCGGAACCCGATGTTCTCATTATGTTCTCACAAAGTCAAGCGCCTTAAAATAACATTTCCGCATGCTGCGTCGGGGCACCTTACATCGCCGTAAACGTCAGCGCGCCCGCCGATTCCAGCGCGAGGTCGAACGTCACTTCGCCATTGTGCTCGCCGGCAAATTCCAGACTGGAGATCTGGAACAGGCCCTCGATGGTGCCGAAATCCGGCACGATCACCTGGGCATGATTCACGGCGCCGTCGAAGAACGCCTGCCGCACCAGCGCGTCCGAGCTTGCGTCCTTGAACAGCCCGCGCCCCGAGATCGAGGCGCGCCTGACGCCGGCGCCGGCCAACAGTTCGCGCCAGCGGTCCACCGACTCGGCATGCGTGATATCGACCAGTTCGGCATTGAACGCGATCCTGCGGCTGCGCAGTCCCGCCACCGTCACAAAACCTGCGCCGCCGTCGATCTTGACCAGCAGGTCCTTGCCTTTTTGTGCGCCCATGGTTGCTCCTTAACTTGCGGGTTCGGTGACGGCGCGAAACCGCACCAGCGCGTGATAGGTGCGCCCGTCGGATTCGCGCCTGATGTCGGCGATGGAAAAACGCAAATTCACCAACCGGTGCCCGGCGGGCGAAAGCGGCGCGTCGTCGAGCGCAGCGAGCAGCGCGCCGGTGATGACATGCGCCTGCTTGTGGCCGCCCTGCCGCGACCACGCATGCAGCGTCAGCTGGTGTTCCTGGGTCGGGCTGTCGTCGGCGGAAGCATCGGCAATATGCGCTTCGCCGAGCGTGACATAGGGAAACGCCGCATTGCGCGGCGGCTCGTCATAGACATGGGCGCCGCCAAGCGCGGCGGCGAGCGCGGTATCGGCGATCAGCGCGTCGTGGATGGCGGAGCGGAGAGCGACGGTGGCGGATGGCATGGGGGATTCCTTTCAATAAAGCTCACCCGTCATCCTGAGGAGCGCGCCTCTTTGCGCGCGTCTCGAAGGATGGCCACAAGCGCCGGTGCGCGCGTCTGTCCTTCGAGACGCCGCGCAAGCGCGCGGCTCCTCAGGATGACGGCGGTGTGTGTTGCGCGCGGCGCGCCTTTCACTCCACCCTTAGCTCCGCATCGAGCGCGATGAAGCGGCGGTCGGCGGCGTCGCGGATCGCAGCGATGCGGTAGATGCGCGCGCCGTCGACCAGGCGGTGCTGCAGGGTGAGGACAAAATTGCTGCGCAGAAGGATGCGGTACTTCACCGTGGCGCCTTGCGCCTCGGCTTCGACATCCACGCCGCCGCCGCGCGCGGAAATCGGCGTCACCTCAGCCCATGCCGTGGTCAGCGTCGCAAAACTGCGCGTCAGGCCGCCCTGCCCGTCGTCGGTCTCCACCGGCGCCTGGATCTGCAGCCGTGTCTTCAATCTGCCCGGGTCGATCATAACGACAGCATTCTGTAAGGCGCGACCAGCGCACCGACGCCGGCCGGCAGCATCGCGACATTGCCGCCGATCGCGGCAAGTCCGCGGTTTTCGTACCAGTGCGCCACCAGCATGCGGATGGCATGACGCAAGGCATCCGGCACGTCGGCCGCGAGCGCGCCATAGCCAAGCTCGACGTCGAGCTCGATGCCGGCGGTGAGGCGGCCCGGCAGCGGCATCGCCCAGCACGGCGAGGCGATGATATTGGCGGCGGCATCGACCACGAAGGTTCCGACGTCGATGCCATGGGCATTGTTCGCGGCATCGAACACCCGCGCCGCGATCATGCTGCGCAGCGGCCCGATGCGCGGATCGAGCCGGCCATTGTCGGGCCACGCATCGAGCACGAAGCGCCAGCGCTGCACCAGCAGCGCGCGCCGGCTCAGGGCCTCGACATGGCCGCGCGCGGCTGCGATCAGCGCCGCGATCACGGCGTCGTCATCGTCATGCTCGACGCGCAGGAAGGTTTTCGCCTCGGCCACCGACCACGGCTCGGCGGAAGGCGGGATGAGCAGGATGGCGGACAT